GCTTCAAAAGCAGCCGAAAAAGCTAATTTAGAATATGCAAAAAACGTGGGCTCTAGTCTCGCCGCTTCTTTTGCAGATAACCAAAAAATTCAAAATCTATTTACTCAAAGCATTCCTGAAATCAAGGCGATTCAAGATGAAATAACTACAGCTAGAGCAAAAAGCCTTGAAGTAAAGAAAGGCGTTTTTACAGCTGGCCCAGTTGATGGGATTAATTGGAGTGGTCGGCCGCAAATTTCCGTTCAAAAGAACTACAAAGAAGAACAAAAGGCTAAAGATAAGACGCAAGAAGCTGGTGACAAAATACGAGACCTTTTTCAAAAAGCGTTAGGTGGTTTACCTAAAGATTTTAAATTTTCTGCCCAAGAGGTTTTGACGGAAGAACAGCGAAACAGTGGCAAGCAGGCTGAAATGAAACAATTTACTGGAGAAAAATATTTAAAAGAGATAGGTAAGTTAAAAAATTCTAAAGATTTAATCGCAGCATACAATAAAATGGTTGAATCTTTTAGGGAAATCAAAGATGCTAATGAAGAAGTTAGGGAAGGAGTAATAAGACAGCTACAAATGCAGAAAGTTGTATTAGATGCTGAAGCTAAAGCTGCGCAAAATATACATACTATCAATTTAAAATATCAGAATAATATTCTTTTAATGGGTCAATACGAAAAACTTTTTGGAAAGGTTATGTCTGAACAGCAAAAAGCTCAAGAAAAATATAATATGAGCGTCTATAAAGCTGCTAGAGCTTACGACATTGCTGAGCAAACTATTAAGGACCAACAAAAAATGGGCTTAATAAAAAAGATATCACAAAGCACTGAACTTCAAAGAGTTCTTCTTGACTCTGAGGAAGGTCAAGAAATGACCCCAAAAGAAATAGAAAGCAGATTATCTGGAACAACGCTGACTGAATTAAGAAGTAAATTAAAGGATATCGCTAAGGATGAACATAGCCTTAGATCAATGATTTTAGAGCTTTTAAATGTAGAGGAGAAAAAATCTAATAACCAATTGGCCCTTGCTAATCAAAAACAAAATATGGCTCAATCTGAAGCGGCAATACAATTGAATATAAATACTATCCTAGCAGAAAGAAACGAAATGCTTAAGGATATGAATGACAAAATGAAAGAATTTAATTCTTCTGCAGATTTTGAAAGGTCAATGAGAGGTTTTGATCAGCAATTAGAAAGCGCTAGATTTTCTGCTGGAGGTTATCGAACTCAAGAAGAAACTCTTGCTTTTAATCGAGCTCAATTTGAAAAGTACGAATCTGCAAATATTGAGGATAAATACGATAGAAATATTATGTCTCAGATAACTTCTTTATCTAATAAGATGGAGATACCTTTAAATGAAGATCAACAGAAAGCAATATTAAAAGATTCTTCTGCAGAAAATATGCAAAATATATATAAGTCAGCTTTGGGTATAGAGAAAAAGAAGGCTGCTTACCAGCAAGGCTCCTTGTATCAAGACAAAAAGAATATCACTGACGATATAGCCGCAAATTCTACGCGTCAAACCTTGCTTCAGATGGACATTGATGATAATCCCTCAGATAAAGAGCTTCAAAAAGATCTCGAAAAAGCTAAGGAAACTGGAAGCGATCTAGATAAGCAGTTATCTGATGTTAATCAAAAATTAAAAGCAAACGCAGGAGTGTTTGAGAAGATTGAAGACTCTGCAAAACAAATAAACAAAGAAACTGCAAATGGCTCTACAGAAATAGAAAGACAGCTAAAGTTAAAGGAAAGAGAGCTGGGGGTTCAAAGAGGAATACTTAAAGCCAAAGAAGAAGAGTACGCGAAAAGAACTGGAGAAGGAGCTTTTAGTTATGGATTTAAGCAAGAAGCTAAAAAAATGGGAGAGCAAACAAAGGAATTGAATTATCAACTAGGAACGGTGACCGCAACCCATTTTCGTGATGGACTTGTGACCGCCATGGATGCAGCTTTAGATAAAAGTAAAGATTTAGGAGATGCACTTCAAGGAGTGGCTATGGGATTTTTATCGGCTTTAAGAAATGCTTTTCTTCAAAGTGCCGCAAATCAAGTCGTCGGAGCAATGGGTTTATCGCAAGGAGGTAATGTGAGAAAATACTCTAAAGGCGGTGGCGTTCCTGCAATGGTCACTAATGGAGAATATGTAATGAGTAGAAGAGCTGTAAATAAATACGGCTCAAACTTTATGCATAGTTTAAATGCTAGAGGCAAAACTCCAAAATTTTCTAGCGGAGGAGGAACCATGGGTCTCGCCGAAGCTTTCGGACAACCAGCAGGTGGAACTATGGGTCTTGCTGACGCTTTTGCTCCACAACCAGAATATAGTAAAATTTCAAGACCATCAATGAGACAAAGAATGCGCAAATTCTTTAATAACGAAAAGAATATGCGATTGTATCAGCAGGAATATGAAAAAGCCCGCGCATCTTCTGCAATAACTAAAAAACAAGATTTAGCTTCGTTTTTTGGTTCTGGTCCAAAGGCTCCGTCTCAGCCAAGTGTGGACGTCAAAAAAATGGCTAGCTTTAAAAAAGATATGAAAAAAATCCCGGGAATTAAAAGTCCTGGAGGAAATTTTGCAGGAAAAGCTCCTCATGGAGATGTATTAGCTGCCCTTAAATCTGGAAAAGATATAAATAAAAGCGCAGTACAACCGGGATTTTTTGATAATTTATTTGGTGGATTATTTAGTGTTATATCTGCTCCATTTAAAATGCTCGGCTCTATTTTTAGTGGGTTTGGTTCAACACAAGGCAAATATAATGGAGGTAGTGTGCTTAAGTTTGCTGAAGGAGGAGGGGTTCCTGGCTCTGCTAGAGCTGCAGGAGCTAGAGAAAGATTAAGTAGTCGAGCTCATCAATACAGAAAAATGTCGGGCTTTTTCTATAGCGGGCAGGCTCAAAGCGTTGGGCTTCAAGCTGATGTCGATGAAATGCAAGGTCTTTTAGCAGAAGACAGAAGGCGAGCTCAGGAAGCTGCCGCAAAAAAAGCAAAAAAGAAAGCTTTTAGACAATCAATTTTATCAACTGCATTAAGTGCGGGATTCAGTTCCGTATTGAATAATATAAATTTTGGAGGGGGGTTCGGGTCTCCGGGTTCAGCAAGTAATAGTTGGCAAGGAGATATAAATACAGCGCCAGGTTTTGCAGGAGAAGGAATGGCTTTTGCGTATCAAGGAGGACCCATAAAAAAATACGCCAGCGGAGGACACATCTCTGGCAAATCTGGTATCGACCAAATTCCAGCAATGCTTAGCGAAGGAGAATACGTTATTAAAGCAAGTAGCGCTCGACAGCTCGGCAAACCGATGTTAGATAAAATAAACGCAGGAAAATTTTATGATGGTGGAGAAACTTCTCCAATTTCAGAAAGTAAGGAAGCCTCCTCTTCTGAGGGTAATACTAATAATATTAATATTTCTATAAATACAAATACAGGCTCCGAAGAAAAAAGTGAAGATTCTAAATCTGATTCTGAAGGCGAAGGCGAAAGAATGAAGTTGTTGTCCGAAAAAGTGAAGCAACAGGTCTTAAGCATCATCGTTGAAGAGCAAAGGCCTGGGGGCTTATTAACTAAATGAGCAGTAGTTATTCTAACTATGAACAAACTATTGTTCTTAATGGATACGCATTATCTGGCGTTCAGTCTGTTGACGGTAGTTACGGTATAGCAGAGAAACCTGTTAGAGTAGCTGGTGTTGGTTTTATTGATGCTTTAATTGATTCTCCTTTACAAGGAAACTTTTCTATAAATAGAACAATGGTCAGTGCAGATCCAATGCTAGAAACAGACTCTATAGGAAAGTATAAATTTGATGAAGACGAAATTAGTGGAGCTATCTTATATAATAATAGCACCAAGGGCTTTGGTTTTAATCAGGCAAGATTGAATAGATATTCGGTGTCTTGTACTGTTGGTCAGTTACCTGAGATACAAACTGATTTTACAGTATATGGAGAATTGGGCAAAAATGTTTTTCCGGGATTTGAATATTTTGTTAATGAAAATTTTGAGCATCATCCTTTTACTGGTTATGTTTTTTATGCTTATCAAGATCTTAATTTTTCTGATTTTTTTAATGTTAATATCACATCTGAAGAACCGAGTTATTCTGATACACATTCTATATATCTTAAGGACGCTTTAGATTTAACTCATAAATTTGGTGATTGGTATGAATCAGAATGGTTTATTAGGAGCAAAATAAATTCTTCTTCTGATGCATTTATTGATGCCGATTTAAATTATATTCAGGGAGGTGAAATCGATGAGGTTACTCAAGGTTGGTTCTATATGGATAAGTTAGGTTTTGTTAATTTATCTACTACAAATCAGCCTATTAAGGCTGTTTGGTTGTCGAAGATAATAAAAGATTCTAATGGAAATGAATCAGTTATGTTTTTGCATTTTTCTGATAATGCAACCCCTCATGGAATGGCGTATTTAAATACAAATAATACATCTTTAACTGGACCAAATGGGTGGATTGCTTTTTTCCCTGATCCTGATAATGATTATGGTATCATATACTATAACACTACGGACGCTAATTGGTACGGCGTAAAACGTGATGGCACAACACATAAATTTAATTTGTTTGCTGGTGGTAGAAATATTCTTGCAGAAAATAATTTAAATAATTCTTGGAACGACTCTTCTCTAAAGGTGGGTTATCAAAAATTTTCCGAACTTCAAGATACATCTATTCTTTCTGAGGATGGATCGGTGTTATATTTAGGGCAAAATGCGTTTAGTAAAGATTCTGACTATTCTGCGATTATATATAAGACTCACCCACCTATTAGATTTACAGATCAAGCAAGTATGACAGTAAATGTCAGTGATTTTAGCATCGACGCTATTAGCGATTTTTCGTTTACAAGAACTTTAAATTTAACCCCTGTTTATGCTTTGCCTAGAGGCACAGAAGCAGACTGGGTCGCTGGCTCAAAACCTTCAGTACCTAACCTTCAGCCTGTTCAGGTTGACACTCAATACCCAATTGAAACAGATATAAATTTTACTATGATCGCTAATGAATATGAAATTAGAGAAATAAAAGATAGAATTCAATCTGCGCCAAAAAGTACAGTTTCAATAGAAATTCGAGATGGACAAACCAAGGAAATGATTAATGCGTATACAGGTCATAACGTTCGGTTGATAGGAGAATCAATCAACTCTTCGATTGAAGGAGAAATGTCTATTTCTTTAACTTATAAAGGTTATGACACTTTACATAATCCAGTATCATGAGCAATTCGTTTTTGAGATTTGAAAATAGCCGTATTCAAATTGGAGGCAAGAATATTATGGTAAATGCTGCAAATTTATCTATTTCTCCAAAACTTACTGAAGAAAAAGTTTACGGTAGAACAAATCTTAGTATATGCGGAGCGCCAACTCAATTTATTGAATTTTCTCCCATTGGAATGCTTCAAGGGCAATTAGAAATAAATTTTTATATATCTGCTGAAACTTTCTTAGTGAATAATAATCCTAACTCAATAGAAAGAATGTTTGAAATAAAAGCTGGTATGTCTGATGCACCAATTAACGATAATATTGTCGGGAGATATAAATTTGATGGAATGTTTCTTAAAAGCTTTAGTTTTACTTTATCGCCTTTCAAGAATTTAATTGCTACTGCGGTTTATGATATATACAGCACTATTAAAAGATATAGAGAAGCTATAGATAGATTCGCTCAGCCTGTTGTGGATTTCGCTCATGGATTACAATCGTTTGGTAATGTTAAGATAAGTGGGGCTGATGCAGAAAGTGCGATGGGTAGAAAATTTGAGATTAGTAATCTAAAATATAATATAAATGTGACAAGAAAAGTTCATAGCCATATTCGCGATAACGAACATACTTCTGTAAACACAAGACCGGAAGGAGCAACTCCATACAGAATCACCGCAGAAAATATCACTAGCGAAATGAATATTGAATCTAACGAACTTATTCCTAATCTTAATCCTTACGGAGATCAACAAAATGCTTCAAGCCCTTTTGGCTTAAAAGATTCGACAGTCACCGCTTACTTGTACGGACTAACAGGACAACAGGTTGCTAAATTTTCAACATCAGGTAAAATACATACTCAATCACTAGAAGTTTCAGAAGGTAGTTATGCAAAAGGATCTATGACTATTAAGGAGGTAATCAAATGACACTACCTTTTCCTGAATCATATAATCAAAGTTCAAATGCGAAGTATTCTCATGAAAGAGTAACTCATACCTCTAATTATTCGGGAATATTTCAAGCCGGAGCTTCTTATGAAAAATTTGATTTTGTATATAATACTGGCGATGGGTTATTTTATTACGCCACCGAAGATATGTCTTATGGCGGTGGAGCTATTTTATCTGGATCCCATAGGTTTACCTTGGACCCTGACGGCCCTACTGTAAACGGAAGAGAATCTCATTATATACTTGATGATCATAGTGAGACAGATGGCTTAGGTAATACTTTAAAAGTCGGTCAAACTATAAATTTAGAAGGATGCATTCAAAACGCTTCGGGTTTGTATAATGTTATAGATATTAAGAAAAATTATGTTTCTTCTTTAGATTATGATTCAGATGGAACTATAGCAGGTTCTTTAGGAGGTTCTTCTATAGATCTATCTGTAGATGGGTGGTATAGTTCTGATTGGTTTGTGGTTGCTAATAAAGAGAATTCTGATATTGCTATAGATGAAACTGAGTTTTATGTCCCTTCTTCAAGTAGTTCGTGGATCTTTCATTTGTTTTGGGGTTGGATATATATTTCCCCTGAAAAGGAAAATGGACAATATACTCAAAGTTTTTGGTTTTGGAAACCTGCAGATAATATTAGAGGAGACTCTTCTTTGAGGGCTGGACAAGGCGTTTGGATTTATGCTGATAAATTAGCTCTTGGAAATGATAAATCTGCTCAAAATGGATTCGTTTATATTGAAGCTTCTCACAATCATTCTATTTCCGCTTCAAGTAATTTGCATAGTACGCAAGATTTAATAGGTGTTTTGCTGGTGGATAAAAATGGAAATAACCTGAGAGAAGATCAACAAGATTTTATTGACTCTTGGCAAAATCTAACAATTACTTCAGCAGAATATACTTCATTACCTACAAACAGTTCTACGCGAAGACGAAGAGGTGTGATATATACATTGGGTAAAAATGATTTTCAACAAGATTCTATGATTGATACTCTTGGGCCGGATGGTTGGGTATACATATATAAACCAAGTGATACTAATTTATATAAAGGAGGATTTTATAATTATAATAATGAATCTTATTATGTAATAGATAAAAAACATAATTTACAAAAAAACAGTTCTCAAAGCAGAACCCCTAAAGATAATCCGGATCTAGACTCGGAAAATAGAGTTGGAGATGGTAAATTTGATAGAATTCAGATCCAGGGAGTAACTGATCAGATAGCTATTAATTCTCTTGAAGAAGCTGGTTCTCATGAAATTATTTTAACCGCAATAAATGAAGACCCTAATGGTAGTGATAGTTGGGTTACCGATAGGTTTTTCTTCGATGCGGATTACGGATCTAATATTCAGTTTGAAGCAAAAAATAGAAGAATGGATTATGGAAATGGTTATTATAAATTGTTTCCGGTTTCAACTAACTCCTTGAAATTTCAAGCTAATTTAAAATTTGCAAATAGAACTAATAAAGAGGCTAATGCAATTATTCATTTTGTAGAAAATCATCTTGGTCAATTAGAAAAAGATAAAAATATAAGTTATTTAAAATATTCTCAAGGAATTTCTGGATTTAGGTGGGATGGAAATTCAACGTTTCATCCTTATGATTCTTTAAGTAATCAATCTAAAACATTTTATTGCGGAAATTTTAATCATTCATTGAATTTTGAAGACAGTAATGATATAAATCTTAGCTTAACTAATTTAAATACTTCTATTCTAAACAAAGGAGAATCATTATTCACTAAAAGAGCTCCTAGCTACGATAGTAGTGAAACTTATCAAAAAAATGATATTGCATATTCAGAAATAAATAATCAATATTATTATTGGTATAATCAAACAGGTGTCGCGGGCAAGGATCCGGTAATAAAAAATTCTGAATGGACTAGGGCTAGTGGTGAATATGCTGATATTAATAAAGAGTATTGGACTAGAGAATTCTTTTGGCTACCTTCTGTAGGTTTAAATGTTAATCAAAAGCCTAGATTTAATACAGTTTCTTTAAGTTCTAAGTATAGTCAAATCTATAATGATGGAATTAATGAAAGTTTACTAAAATTAAATTTAAAATTCAATAATAGAAGTGACGAAGAGGCTTATGCTATACTTCATTTTTTAGAAAGTCATTTAGGTTATATTCCATTTTTATTTTCTCCCCCAGCTCCATATGAAGCTCCGCAAAATTTTGTATGCCAATCCTGGAATCATACTTATAAATATAAAAATAATCATGATATAACCGCAGTTTTCGAGCAATATCCATTTAACTTTGAAGCGCAAACATTAACCAATTTTTCAACGCAGCCAATTGTTGGGCCGGGTGAATTACACTTTACCGACCCTTTGGTTTTTGCATCTAAATTAGGCGACGATAATATAAACCCAAATAAAGTTTTAAGAAAAAAAATGTTTTTAGAGAATGTTGGAGGAGAAACCGTAAATATAAGTTCAATATCGCTAGATACAAATTCAAATGATGTTAATTTTTCTATTTTAGGAAATGCGCCAAATAATCCGGCTATCATAGTTGAAGAAGAATTATCTAAAGAAGATTACATATATCCAATTCCTTCATACGACGCTTCCTTTCCACATAACCTACCTTTTGGCCTTAACGGTAAAACAATAAGGCTAGAGGGTTATGATGATGGGATTGAGGGTGGCGAATATTTTACAGAAGTTGATGCAAATGGAGTTGAATTAAATGAATATTTTCAAAGAAATAATGGAGATATAAAGAGAATTACTCCTGGGCAATCCACCAACTATTCTGAATCTAGTTACTTTATATCTTCTATATTTACTTCTATTAGAAAAACAAATAAGTTAAAGCCTGGCCAAGGAGGTTATCTTTATGTAGTTTACCTTCCTTCAAGTTTAGATATAGAAGATTTCCTTGTGAATCAAAATAATGATGAAATTTTAGTAAGAACTTTGAAATCAAGCGCAACTTCCATGGCTTCATGGGGGGCGAGTCATTGGCAAAACAATGGAAGTGGCGAAGGTAGATTTATGCCTAAAGTAAATGGATCAAATGATTACGAAGCTTATGTGAAGTACCACGCTGACTTATTTAATTATTATTATCATCAAGTTCATTCGGCTAGTGATTATGAAACGAATAAGGTTGTTTTATCTAAACAAAATAGATATTTTTCTCAAAATGTTATAATAGGGAGTGATACATTTCTAAGTCCACAAGAAGGTCAAATTCAAATATATATAGAAGTAAATGAGTAAATCAACATCAAATCTATCAAAGCAAATGCTTTCTATAGCTCCTGATGCTCTTATAGAGCTATATGAGATAGATTTTAGCATTATGCAAGAAAATATTGCTTACCTTAATGATATAGCAAACGTCAATTTTGGGGACAGTTCTATATATAGGTTCTGCGGTATGATTAACGGCTCTAATCCAATTTATTGGCAAGGTAATGCATATCAACCCATGCCTATAGAAGCAGAGGGTTTCGAAAAAACAGGAGACGGTAAGCTTCCTAGGCCAAAGCTTAAAATCGCTAATCCAGAAGGTATTTTTTCTATTATATTTAAAAGCAATAAAGATTTTGCTAATTGCAAGGTTACAAGAAAAAGAACCTATGCTAGATTTCTAGATGAAGAAAATTATCTTAATAGAAATTCAAATGATTCTGGAGACAACTCGTTTGGTACTCCTGATCCTGACGCCCATTTTCCTGACGATGTGTTTTTTATAAATAAAAAAGTAATGGAAGCTAATAGCGTAATTGAATTTGAGTTAGTCTCAGCCTTAGAGCTTCAAGATGCGTACGTACCTGCAAGGACGGTTTTATCTTCTTATTGCACTTGGAAATATAGATGTAGTATAGGCTGTGGTTATAAAGGTTTACCTATTGAAACTTCGGACGGAGTATCTTTGATTAATGGTTTCGCTAAAAATAAAAATAAGGCAGGAGATGGAGGAAGAATTGATAGTAGTTTAACTTTTAATAAAATTCCCGAGTGGAATCGATATGGCAAAAATGGAAACGCAGGAAATATAAAAGGTTATTCATTGGGGGACACAGTTAAAATCGTAGGAAAAGGAAGCAATAACCCTTATAGAATAACCCCAAGCGTATTTGTTTGTGTTCAGGCTCATGAGATCGCAAAAGAACATCACCCTTTTGTTGATAAAGATCACTGGCTGAAGGATGAGTGCTCAAAAACTTTAGACGCTTGCGCTCTTAGGTTTGATAAAGAATTATTGGGAGAATATAATAAATCAAATATAGATTCTTTGCCGTTTGGCGGATTTCCTGGTACGGAAAAGTTTCCAGTTGAAGGATGATAATTTCAGATGAAGCAAAGGAAAAAATAAAACAATATGCTTTAAAAAATCCAAACGAGGAAGTTTGTGGTTTTATAGAAGATGGAGAAGTGTATTCTTGCGAAAATTTAAGCAATAATCCTAAGTATCATTTTTTACTAAATCCAGTATTATTAATTGAAAAAGATGTCTCATGCATTTATCATTCTCATGTGATAGGAACATGCAAACCCTCGAAAACTGATATTATTTTTCAGAAGCAAATTAGAATTCCTTTTTTAATTTATGGGCTTATTGATGATAGTTTTTATTTTTTAAATAATTAGTGTAATAAGCTAAAGGCATAAGGATGAAAACGGTTTATTTACATGGAGATTTAGGTAAGAAGTTTGTGCGTAAATTAAAAGTTGACGCAAGAACAATTCCTGAAATAATGTGGGCATTAGAATGTAATTTAGACGGTTTCTTTGAACATTTGCTAAAATTAAGTAGGGAGGGTACAGAATATGTAATGCTTTCTAAACGCAAATCCGAAAATAAAGATAGTGTTCCTATTGAAGATGTTATTTCTCCCGAGAGCTTTGGTATGAATTATAAAAACAATGAAGTTCATTTTATTTGCGCGATTCAAGGCGGCGGGGTTATAACTGCGATCGTAACCGCAGTAAAAGGTTTTACTCTGGTGGGCTTTATTAAAGCTGTCGCAATAAGTGTTGCGATAAGTTTTGTTATGCAAGCTTTATTTAAACCTCCTGAACCTCCAAAACCTGGCGAGCAAGTTTCAACTAAATCGTTTTTATTGTCGGGATCTCAAAATAAGACCTCTCAGGGCGTTCCTGTCCCTTTAGGGTATGGAAGAATGATGGTTGGATCTACTGTAATAGATGCGAAGAAAAGTAATCATTTTCTAACGCAAAATACTTCAAGCGATTTAGTTTTAGAGTCTTATACTAATATAGAATATATAGATTTATTGTGTGAAGGCCCTATTGAAGGGTTTGTAAATCAAGCTGGAGGAGCTATAAATGGAAATGATATTCGCGAAGGAATTTTTCTTAATGGAGTGCCTGTAAAAAATCCATCAGCTTTTGTTACATCTACAAGAAAAAAAAGGGGGGGATTTGGAAGAAAAACAATTACTACAAGCTCCCTTGAGGAAGGTAGCTTTAATTTCGTTCTTAATGAAGAAGAAGAAATGCCAGAAATATCTTACGGTGCTGATTATGAATACAAAGTATTAAGCGATGAAGTGTCATACGTTTCAGAATACGAGACACTTCTTTATGGCCCGAGTCCATATGCTAATGGTGATGCAAAATCAGAATATGATTTCGCTCAAGACGCTGTCAATAATGGAGCTAAAAAATTTACTCACGCCATAAGGAATCAATTTGTAGATAAATGCATAGTAACTTTCGCCGTACAACTTTCTCAAAACGACGATCAAGGTAATACTATTAAGAATTCTTGTAGATTTTCCGTTTATATATCTAAAAAAGGAAAACCGATTAATATATTAGATCTTTCATCCGGAGTTAGAAGATTAAAATTTATCATCAAGGGCGAAGAGGTTATTGAAATGGATTATGCAGAGTTAAGAAAGATACGGGATATTGAACAAATAGAAGCCTCGAAAAGAGCTTCGGAATTTGCAGCAGAAAAAAATACTTATGTGAAGGTTGCTAATTATATAAGAAATTTTGGTAAAAGATCGAGTAAGTGGGGAATTTCTTCAGGAAAAGGTTTCACTAAGTCGAGCCGAATTAATACACCCGAAGGTCAAATTAGAGCGGGCATTGCGTATAGCAACGGCGTTCTGGTGACTAATCAAGAATTAGATATTTATTTAAAATGGAAAAATACTGACGAGGTTGATGGCTTAGTCGACATAACAAGAGAATCCTCCTTATCGAGCGGGTCGTGGGCTAAACTTCTAACAAAATTGACTAATGAGCAGCAGGTTGCAGCTCTGAGCGGATTGCCGTCACGAGCGATGCGAAACGAAGAATTAAAGAAGTTAAGTAAAGACTCTTCTAATATAGGAATAAATGTCTCAGACTCTAGTTATTTTATAATAGAAGGTATTGCTACAGCTCCTTACAAATTTGATATTGAAATAGAATTTAATCCAGAAGAAAATTATAATCAGATGCAGGGATCTACAATTATAACTGCTGTCAAATTAAGCTCGGAGTACGATCCCGGGGAAAAATCAGGAGTAACTCATGATACAGCCCAGGCTTATGATGATAATAAAAGCCACGTAGATTCGGCAGGAGGAATAAATAAACAAAGACTTTTGCAGCTTGTAGATGTTCAAGAAAGATCTGGTATTAAATTTAATTATCCCCATACTGCTTTATGTAAAATAAAATTTGATGCTAAAAATTTTAGTAAAGTGCCTGATAGATCATATCATTTAAAATTAAAAAAAGTATTAATTCCTTCGAACTACGATCCTATATCTAGAAAATATAAAGGTCCTTGGAATGGATTTTTTAAAGGTCAAACTATTGATGGTAGTTCTGTTAATAATATTTCTGACGAATTTAGATATTGGACAGATAATCCTGCTTGGATATTTTATGATTTAGTGCAGAATCCTAGATATGGATTGGGAAAATATGGTTTAGAGGAATATAATATAGATAAATGGCAATTATATAAAGCCGCAAAATATTGTGACGAACTGGTTGAAACTAGACACCCTCCCGAAACATTAACTTTTTCCCCTCGGTCGTGTGCTACAAATAACAATATATCTAATCAAGAAGGAGACGGAGAAGAGGGAAGCTTTGAAATTAGCTTCCATCCAAAAGGTTTTTATGACTCTAATGGTACTGATATTGAATACACCTCTTATTCTGAAGGCGAATTTAGGAAAGATTTTGGTGAAGGTGTTGAATTTCAAG